ACTACCTTGCTTCTTTTTCCAATATTATATTTGGTTTCTAGAATCCATTCTCCCTTTTCTTTAAATGGAAGAACTTTGATTTGATTTAGAGGAGCAATATCTAATACTTTATCTGCATCAACAACAGCAATAAGTCCCCAGTCTGCAAGAAGACGAACGATACGATTCCTCCTCTGGACATCATTTACAGTCAGATTTGCGTGTTTACCATCAAGAGCAAACAACTCTTTAAAGTGAGTGATATAGTATCTTCCCTGTTTATGAAGAATATGAGCACTCTGATAAAGTTTTTTCTCCTTTCTTGAGGCGACACCAATACGAGTCAGTGTTTCTCTCACCTTTAGAAAGTCATCTGGTTCGTTTAAAGTAACCTCCACCATCATATCAGGAGACCAGTTTACTTGTGGTTCAATTGTTTGGTTAGTCATTTCATTCCGCCAGTTTCAAGTCGTTTTTTTATAAAGTCAATATGGGATTTATTTAGAATTTTAAGTGCTTGAGATGCTTTCTCATTACTATATCCATAGTATTTTTTAACGCATTCTAAATCGTTGACCTTATCCTTTCGGAGCCAGGGAGAGAATCTCTTCTTTTTCCTCAAACTATTTAGATAAAAGGAATATTGCATATCTTTGTCTAAAGAATGGTGAAGATTCATTTCATTTACATATAGAATACAATCAATATGCCCAGACAAACATTTGTTAATGATGTAAGGTGGGTAATCTTTCTTTAGAGTTTCATCTTGTTCTATTAGATTATCTTTGGTGAAGTTAATAGAGTTCAACCAATCTTTAAGTTCAGTCACCAATCAACCCCTCATTTTTCAATCTATTGTAATTATAGCATCCATCAAAATTAACTTGAATTTTTGGAGTTTTACTATAATTAAATAGCAGGAGTTCTTTGCGTTGTTTTTGATCTCGCATGTATTCACCTGTAGAGCGCATAGTATAAGTTAAATCAAACTCACCAGCATTCCAATTCGTGAAGCGATCCTTGACAAGTTGATCTGAATTATAACTTATCAACTGATCCATATTATTAGAATCGCAATCGGCAGCAAACTTATCGTGATCAAATCCTTTGTGCATTGATCCTTTTCTCCCATAGAGATTATCCTTAATGTCATAAGGAGGATCGAGATACATAAAAGCACCTTTGTTTCCATCCATCAGATAATCATAAGAATAATTAGTTATACGCCATTTGGAGATAAGTTTAGAATACTCAGGCAGTTTCTCAATACCTCTAAGACTAAAATTAGCATTAGATGCTTGGGGTGAGAATGAGGAACTTTCAGTTAGACCAGAGAAAGAGCACTTATTGATAATATAAAAATCGGCAGCACGATCAAGATTTGAACGACCTTCTTCATGTAATTTATCCTTACAATAAAGAAATAGATCCCGTGCTAATTCTGGTTTATTGTTTGCTAATTTTATTCCTTCAAGATTATCTTTCAGATCTGTTCCAAACATTTGAAGTTGTTGCCAGAAATTCACCAGAGGTTCATATAAATCATTTACCCAAATATCCAGGTTGGGATATTTTTTAGTAATATGAATTGCTACAGAACCGCCACCAAGAAATGGTTCACGAAACTCATCATAGTCGCGGAGGTCTGGAAAGAAAGGATCCATCTTGATGCAAGCACGGGACTTACCGCCTGGGTAGCGTAACGGGGTCTTAAGTGATTTTTGGGAACTCATTTAAACTCAACCTCACACATAATTTCAGTTAGTGCGGCAAGAAGATTTATTTCCTGGTCAGCAACAAAACAAATCTGATACTGATACTTTGCAATAATCAAAACAGCAGACGGAATAGAAGCAGGCACTAGAACATCATAAAGGGCATCATAAACCCTACGAAGAATAACAGAAGAATCATTATCAAGATTAGAAACAACCCATTTGCGAACTTCCGTAAAATTCTTCTCTTTGAGATATTTAAGGAGATCATTTACAGATACATCAGAGAAAGAGGCAAGAATACCAGCATCAATCTTTCCACTTGTAGAATAACGTTGGCATTCGTTGAGGACCCTACGGAAATCTGGAAAGTGTTTAGAGACCAATTCCATAATGACTTTTTGGTCATACTCAATTTTTTCAGCATTAAGAATGATTTGGAGTCGTTGGAAAAAGTTTGCTGCGAGTTGTGCCTTTTGTTTTCCTTTAATAGTGAAGTCAATACAAGCACAACGAGAATGTAGTGGTTCAATAATCTTGTTCTTGTAATTGCAGGTGAAAATAAATCGGCAGTTATTATAGAATGCCTCAATATTTGCGCGTAGAAGCATCTGAACATCATTACCAGTATTATCTGCTTCATCAATAATAATGACTTTATGTTTGGAAGAACCCGTCAGGGACACAGTAGACGCAAAGTTCTTTGCTTGATTTCTTACAGTATCCAGAAATCGTCCTTCATCAGATCCATTAATGATATAGTAGTCGGCACCAAGTTCATTACAGAGTGCTTTTGCAATGGTTGTTTTACCAATACCAGGAGGACCGGAAAGAAGTAGATTTGGAATTTCACCTTTCTCTACAAACTCTTTAAACGTTTTTTTAGTATCATCGGGAAGAATACAATCATCAATTACTTGAGGTCTGTATTTTTCCACGAAGAGGAATTCACTTGTCATAATAAATTAAATCCAGTCAGGTTTTCTTTGGGGCATACGAAGATAGTTATCCTTTACCCAAGGTTTAGATGCGATATATCTTTTATAAGCAGTAAAGGTATCAATCGTATCATCATGCTTCCATTCTTCAGGCATAGCACGAACAAACGGAGTTACATTCGTCAACTTACCTTTGGGAAACAAATAGTATGCATCCACAAGAGTTTTGTAACACGAATGAGTTTTATTATACCTTAAGGTATACTCATCGCACAAGTTCATCCCCCACTTGATTAACCAGTAAGCATTATCAATAGTGCTTGATGCCCACTTGGTGCAGGGATGATTGCGGAAAGCACCCTTATCGGTCTTGTAGGGGGTGCCATCGGTCTTAGGGAGGGTTCCGTATCCGTGACCCCACTTCTCTGATGCCACGATAGAGAGCATCTGACAGCACTCCAGAGGCATCTTGACTACATGTTTGTCTGGAAGGCAGATAGCACTCTCTGCAGGAAATTTAGAAGTTACAAAGATGTTCATCCAAAAGTAGAATCAGGTTCCAAAGCAATATAGTACGTGACATCAAATCCAGTATTCTTGAAACGTGAAAGAAGTTTTTGTGAAATAACTACTTCATAATTACCAGGAATGATCTTAATATTCTCAACCTTAAAGTTAAAGATAAACACATCAGTAGTCTCACCTACTACAATAGAGAAATCATTGGAGGTGTCGTTCTTCTTATCACGAACCACCAATTTCACTACACCTGCTTCACCAACCACAGATAAATCGGGTAGTTGATATACAGCAGCAGCCTTTAGAAGTTTATCCAGTTCTTTAGTATCAAGAACAAAACAAACATCTTCAGAGGGAAGTGAGATAGATTTATCGGGAGGTGTTACGATAACACTTGGGTCAGCAAAGAAGTATTTGGAACGTGACCTACCTTCTTTAATTACAACATAACTTTCATTTACAAAGTCAAGTTCTGCATTCTGATGTAGATTGAGTCCATTCAGGAATTGATTCAGATCATAGATACCAAAGTCCTTAGGAAGTTCTTCTTCAATTGTTGCTTCTGCAAGAATATTCTTCATTACAGAAATGGTACGAAGTGAACTACCTTCTTTAAACAAAATTGATTGGTTAATAGAGGAGAAGTTCTTGAGAAGAGTAAGAGTTTTGTCAGAGAGTTTCATAATTTGGGGTTTCAGTTTCATTATCATTGAGAATAGACTTCACGTTTTGCGTTCTTGTCGTTGAAGTTCATTAGAAGCACAGCATAGTGCAGAATCTTCATAATGTCACGACGAGCAGTACCTTTCTTATCATATCGTGAAGCATACTTAAGAATGTTACTACGGCAGAATGCTTCACCGTCACCACAAGCTTCGATCAAATCCAGAGTTTGGATTTTATCATCACCAGCAGAATAGTGTTGATTATAAGTTCCACGAATATACTCTAGCAGTTCTTTTACAACCTTCTCCTCGTTGTATTTCCAAGGAATTGCGGGGCAATTATTCGTTAGGTTGAGTGTAGTATCAGTATTAACAGTATATGATGGATAAGGATATCCAGTAAAACTGATATGATCGTCTCCCATACCTCCTGGAAGATGAGTACCTCCAAAAACGATTGTATCGGGAGAAATATTGGAGGGATTTCCAGTCATACTAATACCATCATTCTCCCAATAATCTTGATTGGGAATTGAACTCTCATAAGTTGTTTCAAAGTTTTTAGACATTTTTAATTCATCGTAAAGTAAAGACCAGGAATTAATCATAACAGAAAAGAAAATCGTTTACAAGACTTTCAGACTTTTCCTTTCCAAATTTACTAGAAAGATAACCAGCAACTGGATCAAGTTCTTTCATATATTTGTCAAAAGAACAGTAAGAGGAAAAGTCTAATCCTAAGGGTTTCTTAAATTCTATCATATTTTTGTAAATAGTCAAGTACCTTTTAAACATATCAAGATAATTATCAATCTCATCAGAAGCACATTTTGTAACAAAAAGATTTTCTGAGAAATGATTTCCAGGTTCAAAAAACCTAATTCCACCTTCACACTTTGGAAGTTCATCAACAGAAAAAAGATAGTTATCTCTAGGATGTTGAAAGTCAAAAGTGATTACAACTTTCTTTGGGAAGAAGCACATTAAATCCATTCCGAAACATGGAAGATCACTACCAGTTCTTGGATAAATGATGTTGTTGTAAATACAGGTTTTTTCATTCCAGATTTCAACAGAACGAGATTTGAGAATGTATGGACTGGTGTAGATAGAAGCTTCTAGGTTAATGTCATCACCGGTCCAGTTTGCCCAATTGCAATCTAATTGTAAATCTGAAAATGTTTCAAAAAGAAAGTTTTTGTAATTTTTCCACAAGTTCATTTTATATCAGAAGGGAAGGTTTTTGTCAAGGCGACCATACTCAATAGTCAGTTCAGGAGTTTCTGAGGGCATTACAAAATCAACATCAATCTTATCATAAAGTTCCAAGAATGCTTGTTTGGTTTCATCATCAAAACGATTTACACAAACTTGAATTGCTTTTGCTTTATCTTGAAAGATGCTGTAAGCACGAATGATATGAACCAATCGGCGGGTGCTGATGATTTCTTCAATACCACCATCATAGAAGGTCTTACGAATTACATCACCCCAATCAACAAGACGCTTACAGAACTCACGATCCTCTACACCAAGGTCCAGAGCGACTCCCTCAAGAATCCTTTGTTCAGTAACAGGAGCGGGGTATGACTGCTCAAACGTCACGGGAAACCGCTCCAGGAACGCCTCATTGAGCACATTGGTGCCTATGAACCTACCATCCTCACTACCCTTACCTTTGGTGTTTGCAGTAGCGATTACATTAAACCCAGCAGCAGGTTTTACGAAACGACCAATCTTTTTAAGGAAGACACCTTTACCTTCTAGGACTGATTGTAGGCAGAGGATTTTATTAGATGCAAGATCAATCTCATCGAGAAGTAGGATTGCGCCACGTTCGAGTGCTTCGATGACTGGTCCGTTGTGCCATGCTGTTTCGCCATTAACAAGGCGAAAACCCCCAATAAGATCATCTTCATCAGTTTCGACTGTAACATTTACACGAATAAGTTCACGTTTAAGTTGAGAACACGCTTGTTCAACACTGAGCGTTTTACCATTACCCGACAGACCCGTAATAAATGCAGGGTAAAAAATACGGGACTGAATAATTTTTTTAATATCGTTAAAGTTACCAAACTTGACGAAGGTATCATCTTTTTCAGGAATAAGGTTTTGATGTACTTCAGGAAGAACTGCAACGTGATTAAAAGAACGTTCGATTTCTTCTACTTTTTGTTGAGTCACTTCTAGGTTCCAACGACCACGACTGACTTTGAATTCTTCAATCTTATTAGTTACAGTTTGATAGTTAGCTCCGTTAGCAGCACACCAACCTTTAATATCGGCAGCAGTAACATTAGTTCCAAAAAGTGTTTTGAGAGAAGAGACAATGTAATCAGTGCTCATTTTGGTGCGGGTCATAATGCGAGTGGTTTGTTTCAACTGTAGTCATTATAGAGCAAAAAAGAGGGTCACGAAACCCTCAGTGGTCAGTTGATGAACTGGTCTCTCAACTTCTCCAGATACTCCATGCTTACAAGTTCTCCTTTATAACCAGGATAATGTTTCTTTACTAATCCAGAAACACCCATAGCAGTAATTGCACTACTGCATTTTAAATAAACAATTTGATTTTGATGATCAACTATGGAAGGCATTCCCCATAATTTGTTTTCATTCACTTTTTTTTTAAACACAATTAATCCTCAACGGTGAATGTTTTGTTTTTAACTCTTGTATCAAACTCTCCAGTTCTTCCTGGTTTCATTTTACCTATTTTAACATTCTTTCCTTCTCCAGGCCAAGAGGTCTTTGAAGTTCCTTTAAGTGTAGCAGATCCTCCCGCTTTTCTCTGTAATAATACAGAGTCTTGATCATACTTTTTACCAAGTTTTCCAATTACTTTTTTAAACGCTCTCTTACCTTTTTTACCTGGAGTAATGATGTGAGATTTTTCTCCCACTTTCTTTTCGTCAGATGTTCCTGGGTTTTCGGTATATCTGCCAGAAACCTTTGTAGAACCTGGAAGTCCTGCGCCTCTTACATCTTTTTCAAGTTGTTTAGAACGTGCTTTGTTTTCAGATTTAGATTTGTCCCCTCTTTGAGCAGACATAATTGCCATTCCACCTTTTTGTGATTTACTCATCACACGGGTAAGAGAAGTTTCACTCAAGTCATACTCTTCATTACGTTCTCTAGTCTTTCTTTTGTGAAAATCCATATAAGTTTCACCAGGTTTCAATCTTTTACTATAGTCAGGTTTTGTTTGCACTGATGTGTCTTGCCCTCTATCCTCACGAGATCTCATTTGAGGTCCTTTACCAGGAAGTTTCTTATCCTTTTCTGGATCTGGATCCCAGTAATCTCCTGCCTCTATGATAAATTGCTTAAAGGTCTTCATTTTTATAGCACTTTTTAGTTATTTATTAAGCAATCAATCCAACAAACTCACCAAGAACTTTTTTGTTGAGTTTCTTTATTTTAAGAGACTTCACAAAAGCAGACTTGATTTGTGCTTTAGTCGCATCTTCAGCAACTTCAAACTCAGCATCCTGAGACAGAGCAGATGAAGAAAGACCAAAGTATGCATCATATCCAGAGTTGGTAATAGTAAAACTCTTCAGTTTCTTCCAATCATTTTGGATTTTTACATAATTTTTATCACTGGGAGAATGATAGAGATTAATAAAACGATGTGCATCACGACCAGGGAGAACACGAATACCAATAAAGTTTACTGAAGAAAACTTGTCTTTAAGATTGCGAAGAAGAGTATCAGTGAATTCGTGATAACCATACCCAAACATATAAGTAGTTCCAAGTTTTCTATCACGCAAAAAGGTCTTTTGAGGAGAAACACTATTAACACCAATGTAAGTTTCCTTGTCCCAGGCACGTTTTATTTCAACGTGATAAGGAATGTGACTTGCTTCACCATCAGTAAGAACAATACACTGAACCTTTTGAAGTTTGTTTTCCTTTTGGAACTTGGGAAGAATTTGATGAAGACTAATCAGTGCTTCATTTAAGGGAGTTCCAGAGAGGCACAGACGACTTGGGTGAGTGTATCCGCAAGTGTAAGTGTTTCCAAAACAAACAGCAAGACGCCAGATGTTTTTCATTTGGTGCTCAAGAACATTTTGAGAGACTTTGCTGGTAAGCAAGTTCATCAAAGAAAAACCTTCCTCTACTTGAATAAGTCCTTCCCTCTTTTGATAGTGTGGAGTTCTATCAGCAGACAAAAACTTACCAGTTTCATAGTCATACTCAGGACGACGCCACTCATTGGTGAATGCATAAACCTCAAAAGGAATAGAAACTTTTTTACAAAACCAAACCAAATTGAAGAGTTGCTTGCAAGTATCTAACATTACATTTGCCATTGAACCACTCCAATCAAGAATGAATACCAATCCATGATTTTTACCATCAGGAATGATAGTAACTTTCTTGAAAAGGTCTTCATTAAACTTGTATGAATGCAGTCGGGCAGTATCAAGAACACCTGTGCGAGAAGTAGAAGCACGAGCATAACTATCTGCTGCTTTACGACACTCAAACTCCTTTACCAGATAGTTAACTTCCTTTTGAGCAGAAACTTTAAACTTCTTAAACTGCAAGTCTACATCTTCAAAAAGTTTTTCCGTTGGACGATTGTCTTGCTGAAATTTAAAGGAAGCATCAATATCCTTATGAACATCAAAGTTCTTACCGATTAGAGTATCAAGATTTACTTGAGGTACTTCAACATAAACATTTTCATTCCCATCAATATTTACAAGGTCTTTAATTTTACTTTCCAGACTATCAACTGTGCGAACTTCTGGGTCCTCCTGCTGATTAGAACTTTGAGGAATTTGATCTCCTTGAGCAGTTCCACCATAAGATTCATCGGATGGTTGCTCTGATTGAGAGTTATCACTACCTTCTTCCTGATCTGAAGAAGAGTCATTACTCTCCAAGATTTCATTTGCAGGAGACTGAGAATCTCCTTGAGTCTCTTGAGATTTATCTTGTTGTTCCTTTTCTTTTTTACAGTAGTTATAAAGTTCTTTTGCCGCAAATAGAGCATCAGTAAAAGTTTCTGTTGCAGCAATCAAATTAATAATTTCCATTTCTTCTGGATTAAAGTCCAGAGGAATAAAATTGCCTACTTTAAAATAAAGATTTGTGCGGTCAGCAAGATTCATAATGGAAACATCTTCATCTGCAATTTGAAAGAAATCATCTTCGTGCAGTTCTTTATATCCATTATAAAAAGTCTTTGCAAGTCCAGCATACTTACGTTTCATCAACTTTTCTACACGAGCATCCTCAACAATATTCACAAACTGTTGAGGAATTTTATGTTCTTCTAACCAATCTTCATCGTTTGATCTCCCTGAGCAGTTCCACCATAAGATTCATCGGATGGTTGCTCTGATTGAGAGTTATCACTACCTTCTTCCTGATCTGAAGAAGAGTCATTACTCTCCAAGATTTCATTTGCAGGAGACTGAGAATCTCCTTGAGTCTCTTGAGAGTTATCTTGTTGTTCCTTCTCTTTTTTACAGTAGTTATAAAGTTCTTTTGCCGCAACTAGAGCATCAGCAAAAGTTTCTGTAGCAGCAATCAAATTAACAATCTCCATTTCTTCTGGGTTAAAGTCCAGAGGAATGAAGTTGCCTACTTTAAAATAAAGGTTTGTGCGGTCAGCAAGATTCATAATAGAAACATCTTCATCTGCAATTTGGAAGAAATCATCCTCGTGCAGTTCTTTATATCCGTTATAAAAAGTCTTTGCAAGTCCAGCATACTTACGTTTCATCAACTTTTCTACACGAGCATCCTCAACAATATTCACAAACTGTTGAGGAATCTTGTGTTCTTCTAACCAATCTTCATCAGGAGTGAAAAGAGCATGTCCGCATTCATGAGATACCAAAAGGTCATACACAACGTTAGATGCACGTTCCCAAAGAGGTAGAGTTAGAACACGAGTATGAACATTAAAGCAAGCAGTTTCTACTTTCTTATGCTCAACAACAAGGTCTTCAGTAGCAAGCAGTTTTGCAAGTTGAGACTTGATTTCGTGGCGAACAGACATTTGATTTCTTTCGTATGACCCTATCATAAAACGAAAGGTCGCCTTTTGGACGACCAGTGTGACGCTTTTTAAACTGGGCAAGACGTGCTTTTGCTTGTCTCAGTGCTTGTGGTTTGAGTTTTCGTTTCTGCTCCTTTCGGGAGTGGTGTTTCCAGTTTGGTACTTGCATTTTTCTTGTGCTTATGGGGATATCATATGCGAAAAACCTTTGACTTTCTCAAATCGAAGGACAGATTCAAATTTGTCCTCAAGTCCAGTCTTATGAGAAATCACAAATATATTAGCATCCTTAATCACATAACGAATAATCTTAAGAAACTCTTCGGTTCCGGTGGAGTCCAGAGAACTATCAAAAATCTCATCAAGTATCATAAGATTGCAGTTTACTGAATTTTTTAATCTTGCAACTTCTCTCCAAGTAAAGAGTAGTGCTAAATCTATTCTTTGTTTTTCACCTTCACTAAAAGAAGAATATGAGAAATCTTCGTGAATAGGAGATTGGACAGTTTCATTAAACTCTTCATCAAGAGTAAAGTTAATATAAAAGTCCATCATCTGCAAATAACGATTGACTTGCTGATTAATTAAAGGTAGATACTTTTTAATGATTTTAGATTTTACTCCACCATCTTTAAGCAAACTATATGAAAAATCATAGTAGTTAATAGTATCTTTTTTTGAAGCAAGACTATCGTAGGTAATTTTTAAGTTGTCTTTAAATGATTCTAACTTCTCATGTTCAGTATTTCTGTTTTCAAGTTGTTTGGTAATTGTTTGAACTTCAGACTCAAGATCTCTGATTTGTCTTTGATATCCAGAGATCTTAATATTGTTTTGAGAAATGTCATTAGTGAGTTTTAAAATTTCCTTTGTAATAGTATTGAATTGACGCTCTCGTCCTTCCTCTTCTTTAATTGCTTCTTCTAGTTCTGTATAACCAGATTGCAACTCCTTTGCTTTATTTTGAGCGTCGTTAATTCTATTTATTCTAAAGGTATCATCAATCTCTTGAGTGCAAGTAGGGCAGACCGTATTTTCTGTGAAGAACTTATGTTCTTTTGTAAGAGTAGATACTTTTTGAGAGATTTTTCCTTTTAGTGTTCCAAATTTTCTAAGTTTATCACTTGCACCAACATACCCCTCAACTTCTTTTTGTTTTTCAAAAATATTTTCCTCAAGAATTCCACTTTCTCTCATAAACACTTCAACCTCTTTATCTAAGGTAGAAATTGAATGAAGTTTCTTTTGGATATTTTCTTTTCCCCGATTTTCTAGTTCTTCAATAAAATTTTCTTGCATCTTAACCTTATCCAAGAAAGATTCTTTTTTAAGATCTAAGATTTTGATTTCTTCTTTACTCTGGCGAATCTTTTCTTTAATCAAAGTATTCATTGAAGAGAATATTTTAATATCCAATAAGTCTTCAATTACTTCTCGTCTGTGAGCCGCAGAGAGTTGCATAAAAGGAACAAAGTTACTACTACCCAAAATTACAATTTGAGTAAAGGACTTATAGTTCATTTTAAGAACATTCTGCTCTAACCATTTTTGTTGATCAAGAGCAGCAGAAGATTGATCCAGAATTGCATCATTTTTCCAGATTTCAAATATTGCAGGTTTAATACCCCTTACAACTTTCCAGTCACTTTTACCAATAGAAAACTCAACCTCAACTTTACAATCCTTTTCATTTACAGAGTTGATGAGTTGTGGTTTGTTTATACGCCTAAATGGTTTTCCAAATAAAGAAAAGCACAGAGCATCAAGAACTGTACTTTTACCTGCACCATTTGTACCAACAATTAAGTTTGTTCTATTTTTGGTAAAATCAATTTCTGTATATTGATTACCAGTAGACAATAAGTTTTTATATTTTATAGTTTTAAATAAAATCATAATCAGAATCAGGAGGAATTACAATATCATTTGATGTAATAAGGGTATACTGGTAATCATGCATTTCACAAGTTTTTATCATTACCTCATCTTCAATTTCAATCACATGCATTTCTGGATATCCGTCTTCTTCTAACATCATAGCATACCGAGTTGCATCGTCCTCTTCTTGAAAGAGGTATAAAATGTGTTCTCCATCATCATCAATTACCGAATATGCACCTTCTTTTTCTCTCCCATTAATTGTTATAATAAACATCAGACTATTTCACATGCTTCTTGATATATTTCTCCAAGCATTTTTTGAAGAATTGACTTATCAAGATTAACTTCTGCTTCCTCAATATATCTGTTCAGGACGGAAATAGTGTCTTCAGATTCAAATGCTTCAAAATCTTCAGATACTTCTATTGCAAAATTTTCTACTACTTTAAGTTCAGCAATATTTGCATTATAGAGTTTATCTATAAATCTTTCAAATTGTTTAATGTCTGATTTTTTACGAACAATTACACGAACAATTTTATTTTCATACTCTCGCACATCAAATGTTTGATATGGAGTGTCCTCATAGTATATGTTATAGAACATACGATAAGGATTATCAATATGAAAGTGCTCTAATGTTTCAGTATCAAAAATAGTAAATCCACGAGGATCATTTACATCATTCCAGTATATCTCATAAGGATTGCCCAGATAGAAGACAGTTCCATTATCAGAACGAGTATGATAATGACCAGAAAATACCTTTTTGAAGTTTGAAAAAAGATTTGCTTCTAGTCCATGTTCTTCCATTACTAGATTTTTATTTACTCTAAATCCTTGAAGTTCAAGATGACCCATTACAACTTTTGCTTTGGTGTTCTTAATCAATTTAAATGATTTATCTTGATTCTCAGAATTAATCCAAGGAAGAAGAAGAATATTTAAACCACCAATATTAACTTCAGTTGGTTCAGAGTAAGTTTTAATATTTCCATAATCTTTAAGCAAAAGTTCTGGAGAATTTACCTTATTGGAATTCTTAAAGTAAACATCGTGATTTCCAGTAATTAGATGAACCTTATATTTTGAAAGTGGTTCAAGTACAACTTTACGAGTCCAATCAAGTCCAACAAAATCAATTGACTTACGACTATCAAAAGCATCTCCCATATGAATAATAGTATCAATCCCATACTGTTCCAGTGTTGGGAAAAAAACATTATTATAGAATTGCTCAAAATAATCTTGAAATAATCTTGAAGACTTTCTAGCAGACCAGTGAGTGTCTGTAATTACGGCTACGCGCATCAGTTACGAAGTTTCGAATAAACGGAATCTTTGATCGAATTATAGTCTGAATAGTTCCCGTTGTCAACCGTATTGTCGTCAGTGAAAACATCTGAATACCCAGAACGTTCAAGAATTTTGTTCTTAATTTCTAACTGACGTTTTTCTCTTTGAATGCGACGAAGAAATGCGAAGTGAATGATTTGAGTAAAGTATGCAAAAGGGTTTTGTGATCTCTCTGGATTAAAGTTATGAATGTATTGAACGCAGTTTTCAATACCATCAGAAATCATATCTTCCTTAAACATATAGTTTACGAAGTTTGGTTTAAATGAAAGGTGATTTGCAATCTTCAAAAAACACTCTCCAACATATCTGGGGATTTGAGGTTTTGTTTCCCATCTTTTTGATCTATCTTCTTTTGTGGGTTCTCTCCCATTTAACCGAATAAAAGTAATCTCCACATCCTCACGATACTTAATAAGAGCAGCAAGAAACTCTTTATTATTTACATAATGTTCCGACCTTTTCCTTTTGCTCATAACTGCTGTAGTTATCATAAGTTTTTGTCATTATTATGTAGATATTATAACACTTTTAGAAATGGTTGACAAGAGGTTGAAATACTCGTATAATAACCTTTGTGGAGGTTCATAAATTATAACTTAAGAAAGCTTAAAGATCTTCTCTAGTATTTCTTTAGCATCAGTGACGTTAGATACATATCCCATTCTGCGACTCATTCTTGTCTGATTATTTTCTTCTCTAATAGATTGACGCACATAAGATTGATACATCATTATCATTTCAATATCAGAGGATTCTGAAAGAGTCAGAACATCAGAGAGATTAATAATAAACATGTCATCTTTTGTTGTTTTTAACCAAGGTTCTACTTTATACCCAACTGTTCTTGATCTATTTTTTATTTCAGAAACAACTATGGGACTTGAAATAATCAGCATCGTCCTATCTTCTTCTTCCGAAGCTGCTATCTTTGCGAATATTTCTTCACCTGTTTTTAATTTAATTGTTGCGTAAAAATCTTCTTCAATTCCCATTTTTCTTTAGTTGTATTGTTATAATTTCGTAATTAAAGTTTTCTTCGTTATATATTTTTATACGTTCAATAAGATGGTTTAAAGTATAGTTTTTTCTTGAGTTATAAGTACAATCATCAGAGATGTCGTACAAGACTGCTTTAGTTTTATTCTTTCCTTTTCTAAGTACTCTTCCAATTGATTGTAGATTTCTAATTCTTGATTTACTGGGTGAAGCAAAGATAACATTATGGAGGTTCTTAATGTTAACACCAGTAGAAAAGGTTCCATAAGATGCAACAATAATTGCGTTGTTTTCTCTTTCAGTAATCTCTCTCACCAACTCTCTTTCTTCAGCATCCACTCCGCCATGTATAAAAAATACTTTGCGGTCACCTTGTCTAGATGTATTTATGAGTTCGTGAAGTATTGCTCCGTGAGTTTCTACACGACTATAAAGAACCAAAGTGTTTCCTTTTAAATCTAAAGAAAGATTTGTAATAAATTTATTTCTCTGTTCATGACCAATTAAATATTGGATTTCATCTTCATAAGTTTCAAATTTTTGTGGTAAGTGCTTAAGAACAAGACACTGAATATTCAGTTCAGAAATATATCCTTGTTCCATCAACTCTATTGTTCTTGTAACTTTATATGAAGGTCCAAATACACCTTCCAAAACCCATTTATGAGTTTGAGTTCCGTCTAGAGTTCCAGTAAACCCAAAACGATATTTTGCATGATGAAGTTTGGTCATGATTTCAATCAATGATTTGCTCTTGAATAAATGAGCTTCATCACCTATAATAACTCCATAATCTTCAAAAAATGAACGTTCTAGTTTATATACTGATTGCCATGTTGTAATAGTAACGGGATGCTCATTTGTTTTTTCTCTTCCAGAATAAATGCGGTGACAATATGATTCAACATCCCAACCATAATCCCCAAAATCCTTGTACATTTGCTCTACAAGAGATGTCGTTGGAACAACTAAAAGAATTTTTTGCCCTCTCTCAACATAATATCTTGCAAGAGAATAAATCATCAGAGATTTGCCACTCGCAGTGGGGCTTATCAATAATTTTCTATTGTGTTTTAAAGCATCGTATACTCCCTCAATTTGATAATCTCTAGGAGAATGAGAACATATAGACTTCATATAGTCTTTTACACCCTCAAATGATATCATATCATTTATTTCAAAGGGTTGACCATAAAATTTATTTTCTTTAAACTTATACGTATAATTATGAAGAGTGAGTTTATCAATTATTTTATCTAATAAACCAACGTAAATCTCTCCAGTATGAGTGCTTAACAGACGAATCTTTCCATCCCAGTGTCTACTTCTATACTGGGACATAAATTTTGCAGACTCAACTTCAAATGTAAAGTATGGTTGAAGTTCATATAAAATATGTGGATCACAATGAAGTTTTAGATGCACTTCATTTTTCTTTTCAATAATTACGTCACTCATAGTAATCATAATACTATGAGTATTTATTTAACCTAATCCAGCAGTAAATCTCATAAACTCAATAGCATTCTTAATTTGATAAGTTCTATTTGATATCATTTTGAGAATACTATCAACATATATGAGCATTGTTTCATAATAATCAACCTTCAATGAAGATTGTGATAATTTTTCGTCAGAGTCTAAGTAACCTTGAAGTGTTTCTTTATCTCTGACTTTTTTTGGAAATGGATTTTCTAAATAAACATCAGGATCTGCCTTACCCGTAAAATATTCATACTTTTGGTGTCTAATATTTTTTTTCTGTTGTTCTGCTTTTTTCTTTAATAAAAGAATTGTATTATGAATTTCAAAATATTTGGAATGAAGAATTGGAATATTTAAAGATTCTGTGTGAAGATTGTCTGGATCTATTTTGGAATCTTGCTCCCACATTCTTTGAATTACATCAAGGTCTATACTCATAAAGGATTGCCACCAAGATCTACTATATTGTAGATAGTATACTTGAAACTCACGTCTGCTGTAAAGTACTGAATGTCCGTTGCTGTTGCATCAAATGATAAAGTTCCTAATG